TGCTGCCATGTGGCATTCCATCATTGACTACCGATGGAAACATCTTATCCAGCCTCAGCCGCTGTATCTCGTCCAGAATGTCCTGCTCCCTCTTTATTGCCCGCCGGTAGGATTTCAAGTATTCTTTCTTCTGTTCATTTTCTTCCTGAATTGTAATCTCTGTCGTTTCCATCGGTATCGCTCCCCTTTCCTTCTTTTCATGCTTTTAGCCGGGAACTATTGTCAGCTCCCGGCCTGTTTTCATCTTATTGTTTTTTCTTCGTAAAATCTGCAGTCTTTGCAACGAAAGTTGGATGTTACAATCTTATTTTTGATTATATGCATATTCGGACAGGTTGGACGGACGAATACTGCCGTATTTGCTACTTTCCCGGTACTGTGTCTGCAGGTTACTGCTCTCTGTCTGGAATCCATATGTATCCTCCTTAGATGTATTCTTCGATCAGCCAGTGAAGTACCTCCAGCATGCTCTTCTTGGTAATACTGTTATGTGTAGGCATATCAATCACTTCCTGAATTGCTATGATCTTGTCTTCTACTTCTGTTTCTTCGTTATGGATATCTTTGAATATTGCGGTTGCTTTTCCTATGTTCATTTATTCATCCTCCAGGTAATTTTTGCCGAATATCTTTATAAATTCCTTTCTGGTACCATGTTCTCTCTCAAAAGCTCTCTGGCCTATCTGTTTTAACAGATAATTAGTTTCTCTGCATTTATGTACAGATGTTGGTGAAATTTCATGGCAGTTTACGCAGAGGTGAACAGTTAAGCCATAACGTTCTGACCAATTTTTATTTGCAGTACCGAAGAAAACATGGTGTCTATGGATATTTTCTGTTACTCCGCATATGTAGCAACACTCTTTCTTGTCTCCGGGCATAATACACTTGCCATGCTTTTTCTTTTTCTTTTTTACAGGTGTTTTAGGAAATAATAATCCTCCCTGTTTCATCTGGTATACCTCCTTGCCTCTCTGAGCAGATAATTCCTGTTCTGGATATTTCGATTAAAATCTTCTACTGTTCTGGTGGCTTCCTGTTTCTTCAGCGCTGCCAGTCCGCCCCAGGGTTTGCAAAGAAAATCATGGAACCGGCGGCTACTGTAATGCATCCATCCCGGAGGATTCTGACCGGTTACTTTTCTAAATAATTTCTTTTTCTGTCTGAGATTCATTTTTCACGCTCCTCATATGGCTTTGGTAATGGTTTCCATGCTGTTACGTCAAGCCAGTCATAGTCGCTATCCAGATAATATCCATCCGGATCAATACAGCACATATCTGACCATACTGTGTTCCCATTAGTTACAAGTATTCTTTCTTCATCTTCAGGCATATCACAAATATGACGATATTTGCAATTATCTGGTATATGCTCTTCTGCTCGTTCTTTATCTGTGATCTCACGGTATTTTATTGGAATCCATTCATTCTCCTCTTTCAGACTTTCTACTTCATCCGGATTCAATCCAACTTCCTCGTAATCCAAAAGTTTATGTAAAGCTCCGTAGAGTTTCTCCTGTACCTCTTTTGTTATTATCTGTCCAATATACAACTGCTGCCAACGAATTCCTTTTAACTCCCAGTTTCCCCGATCATCTTTTTCTGTTAATCTGTTCATGGTTCTCCTTTCCCCTTCCTGTGATCTGACAGGCTCACACAGGAAGGATGTATCTATGTGAATTTTAGGGCCCCCTTAATCTTCCCAGGGTCTTCCGTTATGATCTACTTTTCCGTTTAACCATTCATTCCAGAAGACCGGATCCAGAAGTGTGTTGTATGTCTTGTTTGCAAACTGCCGCATGGCTCTCGCTATATACTCAGCTGTACCATAAGCTGTTAATGTATCTATATACTCTTTTCTGGTCTTAGGTTCTGCTGCCGGTGGCTCTGATCCGGATTGCGCCGGCGCAATTTCCGGTTCTTCCGGCACCATTTCGTTGACCTCACCGAGATGGTCTTCCTGTAATTCTGGTTTCGGGTTGCTTTCTGGCTGTTCTTCCGGTTCTATGGGTTTTGGTATGTATTCCGGATGGTTTTCAATGCTGTCCTGACCTGGAATCTGTGGTTCCGGCTCTGGAAGTGCTGTTTCTTGACATTTTTCGATATTTTCCGGCTGAGATTCTGATGTCTGAAAATCTGGTTTCGGTAATGTACTTTCCGTGCGCAGTTCTTCTTTTTTTTCAACTGCCGTTTTTTGACATTTATCCACAGAGTTATCCACTTTTTCCACTGGATCCAGCTTTTTCTTTTCTGGTTTCTTTGCTTTCTGGACCTTGGCAGGTCTTTTCTCCGGTTTATCTTCCGGATGTTCTTTCTCCGGAAGCTTTTCTCCATACTGCTTTTCCCACGATTCTTCCGCGGTTTTTGTAAAATCCATGAGGTTTCTTAGTGCCCTCTCCAGCTGTTTCCAGATAAAATCCTCTTTTTCCTGTGACCTGACATTAATCAATCTTATTTCCTGTTCCGACAGTTTCAGTGACAGGAGCATACGTCCTGTTCCCGGGATACGCAGGGAATATATCTTTTCTTCATTCGGAGCAAGGATCTCTGCTTCCCTCTGGCTGTCATCAGCCTCAAGGGCTCCAAACAATTCTATATACATTTCTGGATAATCTTTCCCCAGCTGGTAAACTGTTTTTTCCAAGATTGACGGAAGTTCTTCCTGTTTCTGGTCAGTCTCTTCCATCATCACCTCCAGGTCGGTGATCGTATTCTCTTCTTTTATCTCGGAATTTAAGGTTCTTACGTCCTCTTTTGAAAAGCTTTCTGTGATCTCCTCGCTTATGATATCCGGAAGTGTCAGCATCTCCATCAGGATCGTCTTTCCTATGCCGGTGTATTTTTCCTGCAGTCTCCTTGAATAGCCGTTCTCTGAGTATTTATCATTCAGCTGTATGTATCTTGTTGTCTGGTCAGGGCGGAGTCCGTATTCTTCCCTGGCAAATTCTCCCATCGTGCTGTACCCGGATTCCTGAAGGACTCCGGTATCCCTTGCGATTTTTAACTGGTATCCCAGTTCCACTGCACCCTGTGCCATCGTCATTGCACCGGTACGTATCTTCTCAACAGCAAGGTCTGTATCTCTTTTAAATCCCTGATAGTCTTTTACTATATTCTCCACTTATACCGCCTCCATAAAATCTTCTTCCAGTTTTTTCAGGGCGAATGTGTTCTGGTTTTC